AATCAAAGAAAAGTTTAGTAATGTTTTTTCTTCTGCCATGTCTTAGTATTTTAGGTTAGTGTTTTTCTTCGTTAATATTCGTACTTGTGATTCTAATTCTAATTTCCTGCCAACCAAATGCTCTATCTCAAGATCTTGTTCCTTGACCATCTTTCTTAGATCTTCAATCATCTCTGACTGCATTTTCAATAAATCTTCGTTCATAATATAGTTTTTAAATGTTTCCTCCTGACAAATATAAGCGATATTGTTGTCACATGCAACATAAAAAGATAAAAAAATGCCAATAAAATGAATTACCGGCAAATTTTTGCAATTAAAACAAACAAACAAAGTAAAAACTTAGTGACTACAAGATGGTTCAATATCTTGTAATCTTGTTGATATGCTACGCATTGTAGTTTGTAGTATATCTGAGTAACAGATGGTGTCCATTACAGACGATAACCATCTCACAAACTAAAAAACCTTAACTAACACTCGGTTATAGTACAAATATAATAACTTATGTAGAGTATGCCTAATGAAAAGTAAAAAAATTACTCTCGTTTTGTGTTTAAGGGTAATTATTGCCCTTGTTTTTATTTTTTTAGGCACAACCATAACACTATATAGTGTCGTGATATGGGATTCCATTAACTCGTGATATGTATGTGTCGTGAAGTATTCCTGTGTAGCAAAGGTACAGTACGAGTAGGCAAAAGTCAATACCCTAAACTATAAATGTATTAACAATGTGAATAACTACTTAGTTACACCCTGCTTCTTTTCCCAAGTACGCATACCTCCTAAGCCAAGCATACCGAATAGAATAGTGAATAACTCATCCATTTGAAGTGCAGGTAAGTCAGACCATTCAGGATGTGCAAATATGATTAAATCACGTAGTATAAAGTTGTAAAGTAAGGCAACACCAATAACCCAACCGATAAAAGGTCGCCATCCGGCAACGAAGATCGTTCTATGACCTGCCTCTGTTTCGTTTATCTTAGCTTGTAATTCAACAAGTCTTTCGGCAGTTTCAAGTTGTTTGTTAGGGTCAAGTTCTTTTCCCTTGATAGCTTCACGAATATCCTTCGCTAAATCTCCAATTCCTTTTGTGCCTGTTCCTAAAAGTTTGCTTATCCAACTCATTTTACTAATAGTATTAAGTATGCCATCATTACGTTTAAATTCACAATGACTAAGTTCCATTGCTTTGCTACAAGTACTTGAGGCAATGACAATAAACCTGCAAGTATATAGACAACCATTCCTGAATCTTGTGGTAGAAGGTGTGGTGCAGTAACAAAGAACCCTGTCCCCATATAACCTAATCTATTGGCAAGTCTTTCTAAAGGTGTTAAACGTCGCTCCTTAACCAAGCTACGTAACAATGTACTTTTGAATTTATTTACCATCGTGCTTTGTGTCCTCTAATATCGTAGTGTGTGAATGTATTGTAGACTCCAATCCCTCCTTGCTTCATCTTACCTTCTGATATAAGTGCCTTTATAATGTTAGCGACTTGTTCAGGACTCTTAGATTCAATAACGATATCTGCTGCTTTAGCGAATAAATGTTGGCTGTTTTTTGACCCACCAATATTTGCATTATGACTAAGGCTTCTGTACGAAGAATTTATTTTAATAGGCACTCCAACAAAATCTCTAAGCACTTGTAAGTTTTCTGCTAATTCTAAAACATTCGTCAATAACTCAGATGGCATCTCTGTACCATCCTTGCAGTCAAACTCTGATAAGTTAAAGTTCTTTGTTAATCTCATTTATTTCTTTTATTCATTATGTACCACTTTTGAATTGTGTACCCAATAGTAACAAGCATCAACGTAACCTTTAGAATTATGTCTATATTACTCATTGATACTCCAAATGTTCCTATGCTTAGTGCGTACACTTTCAAATCCTGTGTCATCTTATGAAATCTTTAAGTCTTGGTAGCTTAGTCCCAAAAAGCCGTGAATGCCTTCTGTATCAATCTCAACAGAATAAGACTTCCATCCGTAAGGGTGGTCAATCTCTCCATCCTCGTCTGCTTCCAAGTTATCCCAAAGGACATCAACAAGGTAGTCTGTTCCGAATACAGTTTCAGAAACCAATTCTCCTTCCTCATAAACCGCCTCTTGAATAATCTCCAATCCTAATTCTACAACTGTGTGATGATGTGTTGGGTATGAGTTTCCTTCTTCGTCTTGTTCTACTCCTAAAGCCTCGATTTTGTCGATTGCTTGTTCTTTTGAATTGAAGGCATATTTGCCTATGTGTATTGCCATAATATTTATTTATTAAAAATCTGTTATTGAATCGTAAACTTTGATGTATTGTACATTTCCTTGAAATATGTTTACTTGGCTTAGTGTTCCTCTATTGAAACTTAATTCGTTAAGAACTAATCCGCTAAAAGAACTTGTATCTGTAAGTACAACTGTTCCATTTAATTTGACTTGAATATCCCCGCTTTTCCATTTTATTTTGAAGGTTGCCATTTCGCTTTGGTCGTGTCCGTAGAAGTTTTCAAATTCTACTGCACCACCATCAAGAACATTACTTCCGTTTACTTTCATAAAGATACTCATTTTGTTTGCGCTCTCCCTCCAAGATAAAGTTACCCTGTTGTCTAATGTTCCGTCAGAAAGACCTATTCTTGCATCAGGACGCCCGTTAAACAAAGCCTTCGCTTTTATTTCTAAAACACCCTCTGAAGAATTTATGTAAGAAGATAAATCTTCCGAAATAACTCCTGTATCTGCGGAACGTGTTACTGTTGCACCCGAAGTAGGAATGTATGACGTTGCGTATTCCCCAACCTCTACTTGATGTCCAAAATAAGCGACAGATGAATTACCTACACCTACAACTTCCCCAAAGTACAATCTAATTATGGCTTCTAAACTCCCATCTATTACGTCAAATGTTGCAGAGAACCTGTCATACCCTCCAATATCACTACCTATTTGAATAGTACTTCCATCTTGTATGCAATTAACAAGATTTGTTATTTTTAAATCCCCTGTCTGATTGGGGTCTTCGGAAGGGGTTGATAATCTTTTTCTGTGCCAAGAATAAGTGATTTTTGTATCCCCCGTAGCAGAACCTGCACTTATAGTGTATTGATACCTATCAGCCAAATCTCCGACTGTTGGGATTACTGCGGTATTTGTTCCGTCGGGTGCAAGTGTTTGGGTTTCGGAATCAGGGGGGTTTCCGTATATTCCCTCAGCGCTTTCAGCAACTAAATTTGTGCTTTCGGGTTCTGTTAATAAAGTAGGACAAGACCCGTCTGTGTAGTCTAATCTTGGAACGTTGTTGCCCATAGTTTCAACAAGTCCGTTTGCGTTGATTCTTGTCGCTGATGAACCTCTAACAAACGCAAGGTCTGCTGCTGCTTCGTTTGGTAAAACTCCGTAGGCTTTACCTGCTTTGTACCCACTTGGTACGTATAAATACTTTAATGACATAATTTGTTTTTTATGATGTTAGCGCAGCCAATTCTGCGTCTGACAATACTTCTTTGAATACTGCTACTTGTTTTATGAATCCTTCTAAATGGACAGCACCATTTCCTTGGTCAAATGCCAATTCGTTTAAGTCAGATGTGAATGAGAAAGTAGAGGTAGAAGTTACTGCTTCTGTTCCGTTTATCCATAGAGCTACATCTCCTGACTTGTATTTGAATGCTACTTTATTAAATGCAGTTTGGTCTGTTACATTTCCTGTGATAGCGATATTCGCACCTCCTCCATCTCTTATAGTTCCTCTTAGTTTTTGAGATGCAAAATCAAAATAAATAACAACTCTATTCGCAGCAGTACCATCTGACAATGCCATTCCTCTACCTGCGATTGCATCATATAGAGAAGCACCTTCAAAGTAAAAAACACCTTCTGTTTGTCCAATTAGTGCAGCATCTCCTCCGTTAGCATAGTTATCTCTTGACCTTGTTCCTGTGCCACCTCCTAAAGACGGCATATAGCTTGAAACTTTTCCATCTTTACCAATTCCACTTTCTTTTTCAAATTGACAACCCCAAACTCTAAGGTTGGAGGATGGAGCAGGTGCTATATGAAATACAGAAGGTTGTACACTTCCTGTTGTTATGTGTGTGATTCTTTTCCAAGAGTTTGTAACGCTATGGAAACTTCCGTTGCCACTCCCTGCATTGCCATATCCAATCCATACCTGTTGTGTTCCACCATCAGGGTTATAAACCCAAGCAGAAAGACCTACTCCTTGTCCTGTTGAAGCTGATGCTGCTGATTGAAATTTACCCGCATTTGAGCCTGAACTATATCTAAATATATTGGACACCGAACTTGTATTTCCTCTTGGGTCTGTCATAGTAACAGAACTCGTGAACTCTCCTGCACCCGACCAAACCGAACTTTGAGTAAGGGTTTGGGTATAGCTAAGTTGATTAGTACCTACAAGTTCCACTAAAATAGCACCCTCGCCTTTTGAATAATCTATTCTTGGAGTATGAGAAGCTACTGTTTCAACAAGTCCTTGTGAATTTATTCTCGTAGAAGTTCCGTTTTTAATAAGACCCATATCCCCAAAAGGTTCAGAACTCGGCTTTACGTTGTGAATAGCATCTTCGCTATACCCTGTCGGTGTTAATACGATGCTCGATTTTTCTAATAAGTTTGCCATTATAAGTCAATGTTTTCAAGGTTAGTAAGCAAGGTAGTCGTTGCTGCTTCATTCTCGTAATATGTAGAGCGTGCCTCAAGTATAGACAACAAAGAAGGCACTACTGAAGTTTCTGCAATGTCGCTATAAGACTTTCCCCAATTTATAGTATTACTTGTAACCCCAACACCCCAATTAGTGCTTTCGTATATTTTTCCCCAATTGATTGAGTTTGCCATCTTGTACTTTTTTTAAAAACAATTTAAGTCGCTGAACGTTTTTTTGTTTCTGTTTATATTTTCCTCTTTTTTCTGTCATAGTTATATTACAATACCCATCCACCGAAATTACCATCTCCACTTGGAGAAACATCCTCGTTTGAGTTGCTTAAATATTCGGGGAATAGTGTTGTATTGAAACAAATGTAATCAATGAATCTGCGTGTGTAATTCTGTGCAGTTGCTCTTGCTTTTTCAATTAAGAAATCAACTTCATCTTTGTTTACTGTTTCGCTTGTTTCTGACGTGTGCTTGTAAACCCCTCCATTTGCGACTGTGTAAGCAGCAAAAGGATAGTATTCAACCAATGCCCAATAAATAAGCATAGGCTTGACGTATTTAATCAATAGGTTTTTGTAGTTTGCATTCTCTACATCGTCGATTGTGTTGGCTTCAATTTTGCCTTGAATAGCTACAAGTAAGTCAGTTCCCAAATATTGTTGGATGTGTATGTCTTGAGCAATCTTTAAGTATTGTACAAACTTATCAACGTCTACCGAACCCGATACAACGCTATTTCTTTTGATGTCTGTTGTCGTAATTAGTAAAACCTCTGCCATTATTTGAATCTTTTATTTGTTGGTAAAAAGCCATTGTAAGGCATATCCTTCGGCTTCATTGCAACCTCTTTAGGGTTTCTTACTCTGTAACCTTCTTTTTCTGCCTTGTTTGTTGATACTTTTGGTGCGTTTGGATTCTTTACATCAATGCTTTGTTTGCTTCTGTACGTCTTACGCATCCACTTGTGATGACAATCTCCTCCGCCTTTGTATTTAAAGATGTCGTAAGTATCAGAATCTCCTTTTGGACCCCATCCTTTATTTACAGTTCTTTCACTCATTTGTTCAATATCCTCTTTTCGATATATCTTATTTGCAGATACCATTTTCTTGCAAAACTCTCTACTGTTTACGCCTACTCTTTGTGGCCCGTAAGAATAGCGAACTTTGTATTGAACGTCTCTAATTTCTTTATCTTGACTGCTCTTTGCGTTTGGTCTTGCAGTTCCCGTACTTACAAAATTGTAAATCTTAGATAGTAATGATTTTTTAGGGTTGTTTAAAGCATTGATTTCTGCGTCAAGTTGTTCTTCTGCATCATAGTCTACTTCCATTTCATCAATCAATTCCCACTCATCCAAGTTTTCTTCTTCTCCTAAGTCAGCCAAAAGGTCGTCAGTACTCATTTTAACACCCGTTTCCTCCTCTTTTGTTTCTTCGTCAAGTACATTGTCCACTTCTGTAAATTCAAGCGGCTGTATCGTCTTAAAATAGGTTTTTAAGGAGATGCTATTTACTGCAAGTATCTCGTCAATAACATCAAGTAATTCCTCTTGGAATGTTCTGATTACTAAATTGTCGTAAAGTAAAGATGCGGTTTTGATTTCGTCGGCATTGTTTCCAAGTCCGTTGTTTCCCGTTCTTATTCCCAAAAGCATTGGGGAAGTAACTTTATGCCCTACA